TCACCGCCTGGGCCGCCGGTGAGGACAGCGTCCTGGAGTCCTTCCGCAATGGTGAGGACATCTACGTCGCTACCGCAGAACGTATGGGCGGTGCGAAGGCTGGGTTCGATCGTCAGCGCGGGAAATCTGCTACCCTCGGTTGTATTGCTGAAGGGTCGCTGGTTCTCACGGATCACGGCTTGATACCGATTGAGAGCGTTAGTATTGCAAACAAAGTCTGGGATGGGGTAGAGTTTGTGCGGCACGAAGGTGTCGTCTACAAAGGACAGAAAGAAGTGATGGGCTATGACGGACTCATCGCGACCCCGGACCACAAAGTATGGGCCTCGTTCGAAGGGGAACCTCGGACGGTACGACTCGACTACGCTGCCTCCTGCGGAGCACGTCTCATACGCACCGGATCGAGTGGGACTCCAGTACGGTTGGGTGAAGATCATCAACCCGGAGGTACGCTACACCCGGAAGGGTTGGCATACGCCGATGATGCTGACCGAGTGCACCGGATGCGGACGTCGGCAGTGGTCAAACCTAGAAAGCTTGCGCTTGGGTCGCTCGAAGGGTTGCCAGTCGTGCAGCAGTCAACGCGCGCTCCCGAGGTACCTGGATCAGATTCTCACTGCGGCCAAGCAGCGATGCACGAATCCTCACGACCCGAACTGGGGGCGTTACGGTGCTCGGGGGATAACTTTCGATTTTCCATCAGTAACAGAGGCAGGACTCTGGATTCTGGAGAACCTGGGGGAGAGGCCACCAAAGCACGAACTCGATCGTGTGGACAACGACAGGGGGTATGCTCCGGGAAACCTCCGTTGGGCGACTCGGACCCAGAACCAAGCCAATCGACGGAACACGATCTTAGCCGAGTTCCACCAAGAAGAGTGGCCTTACGAGGAGCGGACAACCCGACGGAAGCTTCGCGAGGGGTACACCCGAGAAGAGATCATCGAGCAAGCGCGCCTTGCGGTGAAGGAGAAGCGCAAGAACTGGCGCGGAATAGAACAACGGTTGCAGTCTATGACATCCTGAATGCGGGGCCCCGGCACCGATTCACCGTATCCGGTGTGCTAGTCCACAATTGCGGTTTCGGAGGGGGCGCCGGGGCATTACTCAACCTCGGCGGGGCCAAGATTTACCCCAAAGGCACTCCGGACGATGTGATCTGGGCGGGACTCACTTCATTGGTCGAGACCTGGCGTATTGCGCATCCGCACATTGTGTCCTGGTGGAAGCAGGTCCACACCGCCTTCGATAAGGGCGGACCAGCATCAAGACGAATCCCTGTGGATGTCGAGATCGTGGGCAACGACCGCTACGTCTGGCTCCCGTCGGGTAGAGCGCTCGTCTACCACAACTGCCGCCGTGAGTACGTACAGCCCAAGGACCGTAATGGCAAACCGTTGCCCTACCGTCGTCGGGCGTGGGTCTGCGATGCTGTCGTGGGCAACGGTACGCAGCGACGCATCGTGGGCGGCCCCACGCAGGTCGAGAACATCATCCAGGCCATCGGCAGGGACCTGCTCACACACGCCCTCGTCAACGTCGAACGAGCCGGATTCCGCACGGTCACACACGTTCATGATGAGATCGTTACAGAGACTACTGGCAGATTGACCGTAGAGAGACTATCCTCGCTCATGTGCGACCTACCGGACTGGGCAGAGGGACTGCCGGTCGAAGCGGCCGGTTACACGACACAGAGATACCGGAAGGACTGACCATGAACTACCCCGCACATCCTGACGACACACTGGTCGAACGATTCATTCGTCCGCGCCCGCGAACCTGCTGGGCCATCAAGATCGAGGAGCGCTCCATCGAAGCAGCCCGCACCGTCGCCCGTCGCTACGGTGTCAGCCTCCGCGACCCCGAGTTCTTCTACGGGCAGTGGATGGTGATCTGGCCTGACAAGAACGTCGAGTTCTACTCCGACAAGGACCTGGACGCCACCTTCGAGACGGAGCACCTCTGATGCATCTCCCATTCGCAGTGGATCGCTTCATCGCCGTCCTGGAGGACAACTACAACCACGCCACCACTCAGGCAGCGAAGGACCAGGTCGTTGCGGATGCCTGCCGGTTGTGGGCTATCTGGCAGCCTGTCCCGCCCGCATCAGCCGCGATCTCCCAATGGATCAACGAACACAAGAAGGAGAACCGATGAAGTTCAAGACCGAACCCCGAGCGCTCGGCTCGCTCAAGAGCGGCGAGAAGGTACTAATGCCTGTCGAGCTCGCAGCCACGCTCATTAGCATCGAGCCGCCCAACGACAAGGGGCTGTGCAAGGTGACCTGGGAGTTCCCCGAGGTCAACGTCCGCTTCCACACATACAGCACCCGTTACACCTCAGTGAACGCAGTGACCGGAAAGGAGGAGACCGATGACTGAGCGAGTCCTGGCTGTCGATGCCGGGGTCTCCACTGGCTGGGTCCAGGGTCAGCAGCCCAGCGATCCGTACGACGAGGGCTCGGAGATTCTCGACTTCGGACAGTTCCGCAGCGAGCGCTGGGAGGAGACGGTCACCGAGCTTCTGACCAAGCTCACCAGTGAGCCGACCACCCTCGTCATCGAGCAGTTCGACCTGCGACCCAACAACAAGTTCCGTGCTGATCTCACCACCATCAAGGTCAACAGCGCCCTGTCGTACTGCGCGACAGTATGGAACCCGAATGTCCGCATCATCTGGCAGACCCCAGGTCAAGCCAAGGGCGTCATCTCCGACAAGGCGCTCAAGGCGCTGGGCTTCTGGCCCACCGGCAAGAACGTCGGTTGCCCGGACGCCGACGACGTGCGAGACGCAGCACGTCACTTCTACTACTACTCGATCAAGACATGCCACGATGCCAGTCTGGCCGCACGAATGGGAGGACGTCATGTCAACACCGATTGATTGGTTCCGAGAGATTTGCGACGATCAGTTCGGCTACGCAGCTGGACAGGAGCACGTAGACCTCGATGACAAGCCGTTCATGTATCGATACGACTTCAACGTGCTCGACACCCCGTGCGTAATGGCCCTGCACTACAAGAACGACATGCTCGTCAGCTGTGTGCAGCACAACGGCTACACGTTCGCGCGCAAGACTCGTTGCGTTACTAAGGACGACATCGAGCGGATGATTTCCCAGATCGTCTCAGTCCAACACGCCGTGACTGAGAACCTCATCGAGCCTGAGGAAGACGCGATGGGCCCGGAGCACGACATCATCGGGACCTGGGACGCTCGACAGGGCGGCTTGCAGATTGACAACTACCTGTACGTCAACGAGTTCGGTTTCGTGTGCGCCGGTTCGGGCTATGCGCGGATGCCGTTGGAGCAGATGGCCCCTGTCGAGGAGAAGCCCGACGTTGTGAACGCCCCGAAGCACTACGCTTGGTTGGGCAACGCGCTGGCCGAGCAGGTCGAGAACGTCGGGGATGTCGAAGTCTTCCACGTGCTCATGGCTGCGTTCAACAAGGACCCACTTCTGTGGCAGGTCGGTAAGTACCTGCTTCGAGCCGGACGCAAGGACGACAGGAAGCAGGACCTAAAGAAAGCGAGGTGGTACCTGGACAAGGCCATCGAGCGTTGATACACTGAGCCCATCCAACACTCGAAGCGTGTTGACATCTTCCTGGTTTGCATGAGAAGACCCCCGGTTGCCGCCGGGGGTCTTCTCGTCACTCCTCGTCAAGTTCGGCCTCAAGTTCAGTGACGCGCTTGTGGAGCCTGGTGATCTCCTCGGAGTACTGCTTGACTAGGATGTCCTTGGCCTTCAGGAGTTCGGCCCAATTGTCCGTGACCTGCTTGGACTTCTGGAGCTCGGACTCCCGGATGCCCCGCTTCCTGTCAGCCAGCACCTTCATGATCTGCGGGATGGATGCGGCAAGGGCTGTACAGAGCGCAACGACAGATGTAATTGTGGCGCTCACCTCAGGCCCTCCGCTCGATCGCATCCTTCGCGTCCTGGACTGAACGAGCACGTTTCACAGCAGAGTGGAGGACGTTCCACCGTGCAACCAGGAAGAACCACAGAGCCCACAGAAGGAGCGCATGAGGTCGGGACCCAGGGCCGTTCAGAGCTATGATACCGCTGGCCGCCATGAAGCCCAGGAGCGGTGTCAGAGCTACGTACTCGAACTGCGACAGGCGCCGAAGGACGAAGATCATAGCGAACAAGGCTGTGACGAAAATCCCTAGGAACAGCAGCATGTGGTAGTGCAGCGCTAGCTCGGGGATGTCCATGAAGTGCCTGGGTCCTTGCAGCCGCGAGATGGCGTAGGTTGATAGGGAGCCGTACGACAGGGCGCGGGAGAACCTGTCGAGGTGGCGCTGCCATGGCGGAGCGGAGACGTAGGCGCTCATTTGACCCACCCGTAGACGACATAGTTCGTCGTGATGAGGTGACCGACGATGCCACGGGGGACGATGATCCTGATCCGCTTGATCGTGCCGTCCTTCTCGGAGAACTGGTGCCAGTTGTTGTTGTCGGCCGAGAAGGCACCCGGCCACTCCTCCGCGTTACCGTTAGTGATCAGAGTCACCGCAACACCGGTGTAGGTGTTCTTCAACGGCAGATAGGCGAAGGCGGAGTCCGTAGTCTGGTCGTTGCCATAGTAGGACCACTCGGTGATCCTCAGGACAGAGACGCCCATCTCCTGTCGGAACTTCGACTCCTCCCCCTGCTTGCCCCACAGGATTCTGCCGTAGCAGGGCGTAGCGGGGGTGAAGGTCTCGTTGCCGTTCACCATCCAGGAGGCGATTGAATCACCATTCATCTTCCAGCCAGCGCCGTCCCAGGTGATGAACTTGCCGTTGTTCTTCAGGTAGAAGAGGAACGGGTTGTCGGTGGTCGGCTTGAGACCCGTTCGCTCCAGCTCCATGCGCTTGGTCGTAGCGCCCTGGATGTTGGTCACGCAGTAGACCCCGTTGTACCGGAGGTTCTGGATGGCGTTCGACACGGAGTTCATACCGAGGTTGAGGAAGTTCTCCCAGGTGTTGACCGTGTCGTCCGCGGAGTACTTGTAGACCCCGTTGCTGTCTATGGCTCCCATGTAAGACCCTCCACGAACTCTTTGCTCAGATAGCCCGAGTCTATCGCTTCCTTGCGGGTAATCTCCGCGCGGGTGACGTTGCCCCCCGGAATCCGACGGGCCGCTTTGACCTGCCAGGAGAACCAAGTGCCTGCCTCGCCCTCGACCTCGAACTCACCGCCCTCGACAGGGCCGAGGACCTTCACGCCATTCGACGCGAACACGGAGACCGGGACGTCCGGCCGGTGAAGAGGCTCGAAGTAGTCGGGCAGGGACACGGTCATATGACCGGACTCCGGGAGAGTCTCATTGCCCCAGTACTCGATACCGTCGTGGGGAGACTCGGTGCACCCGTGGACAAGAATCTTCTCCTTGTCGAGTGGGTGCGCTTCCACGAAGGTCTTCGGCTGGTTGGCGTGGAAGCCTCCGCTCACAGTCAGCCCATCGAGGAAGTTCCCCTGGCCGCGGAAGTGGACGGCCTTACCAGCCTGGAAGTTGAGAACCCCTTTTGTAATGAAGTACGAGTTCGTGGGGGACATGGAGAGGTGCCAGCCACGAATGCGGTTCGAGTCATAGCTGCCCTCGACAAGGAATGTGTGCTTCGACAGGTTGAGCTGCGCGAGGTCCTTCTCGTTCGCGTTGAAGTCCAAGGCGTTGATGCGCAGGCCGTCGTTCATGGACGAGATACGAGAGCACTGCCCCGGGTGCCCACCATAGGGGGTGAGCTCAATACGACCCGGTGTAAGCTGCGTACCAACACGGAGGGTGTCGCCGAAGGTGTGGTAGAGATTCACCAACGGGGTCCTGGACCAGATACCGATAGCCATCTGCGGTTTGTCGGTCTCGGGGTCGTACGCGAGCAGGCCGGAAATGCGTCCGTTGATACTCTGCTTACTGTCGATGACCGGCAGGTTGGATCCCGTTCCGAAGCGAATATTCTGCCTTGTCTTCTCGGGGTCGAGCAGAAAGTCACCGCCGATGAACCGCCCGCCGATGAAGGTCTGACCTTTCAGGGTGTCGGCGTCGATCAACGAGGCGTTCAATGTACCGGTGACGATCTTGTTCGCATCCAAGGACGCGACCACGGCACTGTCCGCAGTGATAGTACCTGCCGCGAGCTTAGCCGCAGTGATCGAGCCGGCAGCAATACGCTGGCCGTTCAGCAGACCTGTCGTGATGGTACCCGCGTCGAGGCTCCCGATCACCCCGGACTCAGCGGTGATAGTGCCGGTCTGGAGCTTGTCCGCGGAAATCGAGCCCGCAGCGATGTGGGCACCACGGATCGTGTTCGCCTCGATGAGCTCGCCGGTGATCTTGTTGGCGACAATGGACTTCGCCTGAATGATCCCAGCCCAGATCGTGTCGGCGACAGCCTTCTGAATCTGGGCCGTGCCAGCCGTGAGCTTACCGACATCGAGGGTGGAGATCATACCGTCGGTCAGGCGCTGCTGGATCCACTCCAGGCCGCTCCAGCGGTATTCGACAAGGATGGAGCCCGTCTTGGGCTCGCGACCACGTGCCGTGTCGCCAGGATTGTACCCACGAAGAGGCGGGAAGCCAGCGCCGTCGTAATAGAAGACACGCCCACCATCCTGTCGGACCATTTCCAGGATGTCGTTACGGAGCTTGTCTGCACGCTTGGCGATGTTGAACGCCTCAGGATCCTGTTTCGGATCGACCTCGACCCACTCCGAGCCGTTGTGCCCATGCACAACCTGAGAGCCGTGAGCAGATGGGTTCCAGCCCGGAAACAGGTCAGGGCCCGGTGTCGTTCGATTTCCCGGCCAGGTGATGTACTCGTAAGAGCCCATGTCACTTCGCCCGGATGATGTAGTTTAGAACCGTGTACGGAGGCATGTTGTTGTGCGGGTTGTTCGCACCGACGGGCTGAGCCTTCAGCTCACCCATAGAGCCACCAGCGGTACCCGAGGCGATGTTCCACTGAGTACCTCCGGACACGTTCGATCCCCAGATACCCATGTCACTCCAGTTAGCCACTGAGGGGTTACCGAGCTTGTGCTCGTGAGATGGCATCTCCGCGACTGTCAGAGTATGAGTGATCTCGCCGCCCTTGTTGTTCAGGTTTCGGAACACTGAATTGGTTTCATCGCGCCCGACAAGGACCATACCCTGAAGGTTGGGCAGTACGAAGTTACCACCTTCCTCGGGGCCATAGAGATTACGACATACCGAGTAGAGCTGGGGGTACTGAGACTTGTTGACCTTGCGCCCGTCGCACAGGAAGTAGTTCTCCGGAACCTGCACCCCGACCCAGGCGAAGACCGCGCCGACAGGGACGGTGGGCCCGTTGGTGAAAGGGCGGAGGAAGTACTTCTCCAGCTTGATCAAGAACTCGTTGCCGTCGATGTAGGTCTTCAGTGTGTTGATGGCGTCCTGGACGGCTTTCACCTCAGTGGACTTTGCGAAGGTGGCTTGTGCGGAGTTCCAGTGATCCGCGTCGTTCTTCAGAGCCTGCGTGGCGTCGGCCTGAGCCTTGGCCACCGCGGTCTTGTTCTCGGCTGCTGACGCAACCGCCGCCTCAGCGTTCTTGGACGCGGCGACAACGCCATCCTCGACCTTGTTCAGTTTGACGGCGGTGATGGGTGTGGCCTGAGCACCCTCACCATCAACCCAGTTCGCGTTCCGATCGTAAGGCATTAGTCTTCCTTCCCCGCCTTCCTCATGCGGAACAGTTTACCGTCGGGAGACATCCATACAGAAGTATTAACGATGCCCTTCGACGGCGGGTAGGGGGATGTAAGCACCTGACCCTCGATACGACGGAACGTATCAGCAACGCCCTGGCTGGCCTGAGCGAGTCTGGCTTGAAGGTTGTCGTTGTTCGTCATCTCGACGCCCATGAGCCAGACGTTGTTCGCCAGAGACGACAGGCCGTCGATCCAGGGGACCACCACGTTCTCACGGTTATTGGGGTCGTAAGCCGCGATGATGGTCGTCTTGAAAATGTGCGACTGCCCGTCCGGAGGAACCACGAAGATGTTCGGGCTCGGGTTGACGTTGCGCTTCCACGCGTTGTCGGAGTAGAAATCGAAGCCCACCTGGAACTGAGCGGTTTGAGTGGACTCGTTCCGCAGCGAGAACGCGAACGTGTACGTGTCGTTCTTCGTAGCGCGCTTCACCTTCGGTGGAAGGATCAGTAGACGCCTGGCCCCACCCGACGTGTCACCACCGACCCAGTGGTAGCGCCCCGGATAGTCGGTCTCGATCCGCCAGTTCGACGGCGTTGCAGCGGTAGTCCAGGCGACCGGGAACGTGGCATCCAGGATGTCCGAAGTGCCTGAGCGGAGGCGCTCCAGCGCGGCCCGGTCCTCATCCGACATTGAGGTCTTGGGCGTGACGTCCACGAAGTCCTGACGGGACTGGTCGTAGGAGTACATCCGGTAGCCGTCGTCCGTGTCGAACCACAGGTCGCCCTGCTTACGCCCGGCGAGCGGCGGCTTGTCCGGCCGGTAGAAAATGGTGTTCTTACCGTCCGCACTCTTCTGCGCCTGCTCCGCAGCGAGCTTGGCTGCGGTGGCCATGTCCTCCAGGCCCTGGGCCTTCTTCAGCGCCTGGTTCGCCTCGATCTGCGCCTGGGCAGCCTTCTTAGCGGCCTCGACAATGTCCGGGTCCTTGATCGGCACCCACTTGTCCGTGGCTTTGTCGTAGCGGTAGGGCTCGTTCTTCCCGTCCGCAGTGTTGATCCACAAGTTGCCCTCGACACGGTCGGCACCTGCGGGCTCAGTCGGTGAGACGATTACACGACCATCACTGCCAGCCTTCTCCTTGATGTCCTTGATCTGCTTCTCAAGGTCGGCTTTGGTCTTGTCGTACTTCTTGTCTGCCTCGTCAGCGCGCTTCTGAAGCTGGACAACGCCGTTATGGGCCTCCTCCAGGTTGTCCGACAGGGACTTGGAGAGGTTCTTCAGATCGACGGCGCCCTCGCCCAACGTGCCCGTGCCGTAGGTCTGACGAACCCACTTCCCGGCCATGTCGAGCTTGAAGTTCTCGGCCTTGTCGCCGACGCGCTTCATGGAGGCCTGCTCCCAGCGCCAGATCTCAGTGACGTTGTTCTTGTCTCCGACGTAGACGTACCAGACTGCGTTGGGGTGAAGCGGGTAGTCCGGCTTCTCCTTCTGCACGCCCGGAGTGCGATTTACTGGTGGGCGGGTGGACCAGGTCACCGCATCTTGGGCAAGGCGCGACACGCGCTCGATGGACTCGTTGTCCGCGAGCTTGTCACGCATCTGCGCGATCTCGCCAGCCATGGGCGCCCAACGGTTCGCTGCATGATTCGCAGAGACGATAGCATCGCTGGTTCGCTGCTCCAGCTTGTTGATCTTCCGCTCGATGGCGCAGGTCCAGGACTGCGTCTGCTTCGAAACGTTCGGTGCGGGGTACAGGTGACCCTCATAGTCCCGGCTCATAGAATCCCCTTGTCGCTGATCTGCTGAAGCGTCTGTCCACCACCGGAAAGCATCCGAACCTTCGGGTACACGCGCTGGACGTCACCCAGGGTCGTGTCTCTGGCAGAGGTCAACTGAGCATTATTATCCGACAGGGAGGCGTTCGATACACGCCACCAGTGCCCATCCTGTTTGTACCGGACTCCTGCAAGGCGACCGAAGACCTGGCGCTCACCATTGGCTTCGGTGTCCCGGAGCGGGTTTGCGCCCTGCCACGTGGAATTCAGGGCGTGTCCGCTGTATTGATCCGCGGCCCACTGAGCAGCATGGTAGGCCTGAGTGCGCGTGGTGATGCACTGGTTGTCGATCGTCTGCTCCTCGTCCGTGCCGGGTGTGCCAGTGTGGAAGGGGATCGTCTCGATATCGACGTAGGTGCCGTTCTCCCCGAGCAGGAAGAGGCCGTTGTAGTCGGTCTTGCCATCGGACTCGCAGATACGGTAGGGGCTGAGCTCGTCGAACAGCATACCAGTGACGATGACATCGACAGAACGCTTGTCCTTATTGAGGCGCACCTCAAGGCCCCCGCCCATGTCGTACCACTGGGCCGGGGTGATCGCCTTGTTGTCCTTACCGACAACCATGTAGATGCCGTTCGGCGTGTTCTGATTGTCCACCAGCGGAGCCTTGTTGACAACCGGGATCGCCATGACCTGACGGGGCTGCCGCACGGAAGACACCTCGCAGGGGAGCTGGAGCGTGGTCACTGTCTGCTCCCCGGCGTTCACCGTGATCACGGGTGTGTCGGTCTGCCCGAACGTCGTCTTAGCATCCGGGTAGAGCAAAGGTGCAGGGGGCCAGATCACATCATGCCTGAAGGCACGGCGGTGGTAGACGTTAACATCGATGTTCTTCACCTTCTGCGAAGAGCTCATCGTGTGGTTGTAACCGGAAACCACGTCGTTCACGTACATGATCCGGTTGCGAAGCGGTTGGAACCGGAGCCTACCGACCTCCCACGACATGTCGATCTCGTTGGCACTGAGCCACTGCTTCATTGCCTGCCAGACGACAACCCGCTGAGTGGGAACGTCGTACTTCTCCTTCAGTAATGACTTGTCGATCTCCAGGATGTACTGCGAGCGTTTGATCCCCACCGCGTTGAAGAACATCTCGATGACAGACTCGATCGGCTGCTGGGTCATGCTGGGGATGGTGCCCGCCTGAACGAGTGCCGACAGGGGCGATCCCCCGGTGAGGGTCCACCCCGACTCGGAGCCCTCGATGTCGGTGATGCGGAACTCGGTTGAGCCGTACTCGTTCGAGATCACAGTCATGCTCTGCCCGAGCATCGTCATCAGGTTCGGCTGGTACCCAATACCCTGCACCTGCAATTGAGGAACCCCCGTGTCCGAAGCACCCCTGTCGAGCGACGTAGCATCCTCGGCGACGGACCAGGAGGAGACCGTGGAGTTGTCTACCCCGGTGAACCTCACAGCCACGGCCAGACCTCCTTCACCGAGAACTCAACTTTGTGGAACCTCTTGTTGGACTCAACCTGGATTGAGCCCGGATCGACCATCATCGTCGTGAACCCCATCGGCGGCGCATAAGACGTGATGTCCGGACCCGCGCTGAGCCGGTTCATCATCGTGGAGTTCCTCACATGCAGGTCGCAGACGAGCACCTGGGTGTCAGGCGTCCAGGCGTCCTGCTCAATGTGGAGCCACGGCCCAGCCTTCACGGCATCCGCGGGCACTGTCCAGCCGCCGGACCACTGGGCCCAGCCGTCGCCGAGCTCCTCGCGCTTCTGGAGCCCGACGTCGGTGAGCCCCGAGGTGCCATTGGTCTTGATGTACCGGACACCACCCCGGAAAGGCTTTGAGCCCTTGAGGACCTTGGCCTTCACCTCGATGTCGATCTTGTCCCCACCCTTCAGGTCCGAATAGTACCTCTCAGGAATGTAGTGGTCGCGGACGTTCAGCAGCCTGGCATTTCCGACAGGTGCTCGTTCGCTCGTGTCCTCACCGATCAGAACACCGCTCGGGTTCATCTCAGGGTTGGTGAACAGCGACCAGGGAGCGTGCGGGTCATTGTCCGTGTAACCGGTACCTGCGTCGAGCACACCGCGCACCCAGTGGAGGAGCCCGGCTCCGTTGGCCTCTGCGGGTTTGATGCTGATGGTCGTGCGAATCACGCCATCCGACATGTTGGGGGTGCTCTTCGTCACGTAAGGCGCAAGAGGAGAACCGTCCTTGAAGACGAACTTGTCCGTGTCATCTCCGACCGTCTGCACATAGAAGGTGTAGCCCGGGGGGATCAGGACGGTCTCCTCATAAGACGCCGGAGCCGTTGTGGCTTTGCCGGTCATTCGCAGCGCGTACTCAGGGCCCGCGCCAGAGCGGGTGTCCATCTGAGCGAGCACCGTGCCGTCCTTCGCGAAGGCAATGGGCGACAGGGTGTCCACCAGAAGGAACGGCTTCCCGAGAAAGGGCGACAGGACGTTGAGATCCGGTCTGTTCAAGCAGTCCACATACCGAATAGGATTCGAACCCGCTGTCGAGATCAGATCCATAAGGGCCACGTAGTCAGCCGGAGACATCACGTTCCAAGCGAGCTTGTACGCCTTCGAAGCGTACCGAGACGGGGTCATCCCATTCGCCCCGTTGACGAGCTGGGTGACCTGCCCCCATGGCGTTGCTTGAATAGCAGCGTCCTTGGCCGGGGCCGGAAGAATAAGATTCTTGTCTCCGACCCCGAGCACGCATCGGTTATCCAAGACTGCCATCAGTACGACCCCCTCTGTCCGTTAACCGCATTGTATCGGTTGACGGAGGTGGAGATCACGCGGCCATCGAGTGTGATCATGCTCGACATGGACCGAGCGAGCGCGGCAATGGTCCGCGAGGAGAGGTCCACACCGCCGCGCGGAATGCCTCCACCGGAATACGACACGGACGGAGCGTAGCGCCTGGCATTGATCGCGTCGAACATCCCGGAGCCATAGGTCTCCACTGCGCTGCGGTTGATGACGTACTCACCGCTGCGGATAGCGAACAGGGACCCAGTCGGGTTCATCGCAAGCAGATTGTCCGAATGGTAGTTACCTCCTGGGTTCCCGGGGATCATCCCGCCAGCGGGGCCGCCACCAGCGAATCCGGCGATCGGGGCACCCAGGGCGATTCCAACACGAGACCGGATCGGACCACCGTTGGCGTAGGCCGGAATCTGACCGCCGTTGTGGAACCAGGATTTGACCGTGTTCCAGGCAGAGCCGACCTGCTGTGCGACGAACTGGACCGTGCGCGTGGTAGCCAGCTGGGTGAAGGCATTCATGACTCCCCAGTAGGAGCCCTCATCCTTCTTCGCTTTGAAATAGGCCTCCCTGTCCTCGGCGGCCTTATTCAGGGCCTCGGTGACGGAACGTTTCTTGCTCTCATTCGTCTTGGGCTCGTACTCCGCATCACGATCCTCAGCAGTCTCGTCGAGCTCCTTGTCAGTGTTGTTCTTGTCTCCCTCGTTGACGTCTGGCTTGTACTCGGCCTCGCGGGGCTCGCCCGTCTCGTCGAGCTCTTCCTTGGTCCCCTGGTTATCCCCCTCGTTGACCTCGGGTTTGTACTCGACATCCTGATCCGCCCCGGCGGCATTCAGCTGCTCCAGCGCGGTGTTGTACGTCTCGTCATCGACGTCGGAGTTGTAGTTCGCTGTGCGCTCCTGGGACAGAGCGTCGAGGTCTTCCTGAGTGAGGCCGAACATCTCCGAGTTGATCTCAGGGAGGTACTGCTTGTTCTCTGGCTTGGCGAGTTCTTCGAGGTAGTTCTTGGTCTCGTCGAACTCCTCATTGGCCGCTGTCGGAATGTATCGCTTGTACATGTCGAAGGCGATCTCCTTCGCCTCCGCGTTGAAGCGGGCCTTACCGGTCTCGTCCATCTCCGGGATGTACTGGACAGGGCGCCCCTCGGCATTCGCCTTGTCGCCATTGGCCAGAGCGTCGAGCTCTTCCAGGACGAAACTCTTTGCATCCCGGACGACATCGGGCTTGTACTCCGCTTCACGGGGTTCGGCCATGTCGTCAAGAGCTCCGCCGGTCTCCGCGGCGGAAGGCTCATCGAGCTCGGTCGGAATCTCCGCGGGGCCGTAGTCGCCGTTGGCGACATCCTCGATGGCCTGCTGTGTCGCCGCGGCTGTGCCGTTGTCGGTGACGCTCTCCTCGACCGAGCGGGGGACACTCTGAATCGTGGAAGCCAGGCTGTCGAATCCGCCGGCCAGCTCGGTGACCTCCCCGCGGTTGAAGCCCATCTGAACCGCCTGGTTGATGAACTCCTCCTTGAGCTGGCGCGCGTAGGCCGCGACCTGCTCGTTCGAGGCGCCCGTGGCTGCATAGGCCTCGATCATCTCCATCATGGTGGACTGCAACTGCTTTAGTGCAGCCCTGTTCTCAATGGCGGCCTGCGTGTAGCCCTTGAGAGCGAACATGCCCTTCTGGGCCTCAGCGATCTCCTTCTCCTTGTCAGCGATCTGGGAGCGAGTATCGTTGATGTTCTTGTTCGCCTTGTCGATATCAGTCTGAGTGGACTGAATGCGCTCCTTGTCACCATACTTCTTCGCGATCTCGTTGAAGTACTTGGCGTCGCGGAGTTCTTGCTGCTGCTCCGACAAGGTAGCATTGAGGTCCTCGATCGACTTCTTGGCGTCCGCAATGGTCTTGCGGGCGTCCTCGATCTTCTTCCTCATCGTGTTGAGCTGCGAGTGGTAGTTGTCCTTCGCAGAGCGGGACTTCCACCACTTCTCCATGCTTTCCTTCATCGCGGTGGAAAGGCGCGACAGGAAGTCCTTGAAGAGCTCGGCGGGCGACTTCTCCTTCTGCTTCGACTTGGAGGAGCCCCCAGAGGGCGAGGAGGACCGAGGCGTGTGAGACCTGGGCGTAGAGGACCTACGCGGCGTCGAAGACCTACGAGGGGTGTGCGAGCGGGGCGTGTGACCACCGCCACCGCCGCCTCCGCCACCGCCTCCTCCGCGGGACTTGCGAGGCGTCGGCTGGTAACGACCCATGGCGGACTGGAACGCGGCCTTCGCGTTGCCCGCGCCCTTGCCCTTCTTAGTGAGCTGACCGCCGATCTTGCCAGCGGCCGCACCGGTCTTGGCACCTGCGAGCATCGCCTTGGCGAGCGACAGGCGCTGAATGATCTGTCCGACAACGGAGTCGGTCTCGACCTTCATGTTCTTCAGATCGACCTTGAGCCCGTTGTAGTTGACCCCAGGACCGTTGATGTTCTTGGAGATGATCTGCCAAAGGATACCCATGTCCTGGTCGGAGGCGCTCAGCATCTTCTGGAGGTCAGAGAACGTCGTCGAGCCGTCGATATTCGCGCCGGGGATCGTCTGGTTGAAGACGTTGTAAATGTCCGACATCCCCTGCTCGCTGATACCGAGCTGCTCCTGAACGCTCGACAGGGTGGCCGAGGGGTCGATCTCAATACCAGGTACCGGCTGGTTGGTAGTGGCGGCCACCCCGTCAACGCCCTGCTGAGCCACCTGCTGGGCCTGGTCCATACCCTGCTGCGTCGGGGTGTTGTCCACCGTCGGTCCAGGCATCGTCTGGCCGAGCATGGCCCCGACGTTGTTCATGGCCTGCTGGACCTGCGAGGTGTCGATGCCTTGCTGGCCGATCTGGTCGATGGCGGCTTGCACATAGTCCTGCACGTACTTCTGGGCCTCGGCACCGGTCAGACCCAGGTTCTGGGCGACCTGCATGGCGTTCTCCGCCACGGCCTTCAGGTAGGTCTGAAGGTTCTGGAGGTTCTGCCTACCGCCCTCAGTCGTGGTGTTGATCACATTGCCGTTGTCCTGGAGGCCCTGGTTGAACTTGTCCAGAGCGTCGAACATGGCGGCTTCGGCGTTCTCGAACCCGAAGGCCCTGTCGATCGCCGAGTCCACAGCAGACTTCCACTTGTCCCAGGCTTCCGCGGCCTTGTCGGCAGCACTGGCATTACCGTCCGCCGCATCACCCATCCCCTGGAGCGCGCCGTTGGCCTCATCCGCCGACAGGCCGAGACCCTGGAGGATCTGCTTCTGGGCGTCCTGGGAACCCATGGCCTGCGAGACAGCGGCTCCGACACCATCGTTGGCGTCCTGAAGACCCTTCAGAGCGTTGATCTGGTTGTTGATCGCGTTCGTCTGGTCGTCGGTCGCCTGAGTATGCGCCTTGGTGCTCGTGACCGCGTTCGGGTCCTTGAAGGTCTGAGTCTGAGCGGCGTCGAGGTCAGCCTTCTTCTGGTTCAGCTGGTCGATGAAGCCTTGCACGTACGCAGAGGCCGCACCCTGACCTTCTGTCGCTGCCTTCCTCGCGTACTCACCCCAGTCGAAGCCGAGCTCTTTCAGGCCGTTGAGCTGGTCACCAGTGAGCTTCTTGAAGCCCTCGGACCCGGCGATCGCGTTGCGGATGAGCTCGGCTGTGTTCTTACCGATCTGGAGTGTGGTGTAGCCCATCTGCTGAGCAACCTCGCGCGTGGCCCGGACGATCTCGCCCTGAGCGTTCACGAAGTAGTAGGACTTCTCTGACGCGCTCTTGTAGGCGTCTCCAGCGCCGTCGGCGGAGATCATCAGATCACCAAGGCTGCGCTGCGAGCCATTGGCGATGTCCTGCGTGTCGGCGAGGACGGCCTTCTGGACCTCCGCAGCACCACCCATGGCCGACAGCATCTCCGCACCGGCCTTCTGGGCCTTCTCAGCGGCGATCTCCTCGGCGTTGGCGATCTGGTTGTAGCCCTCTGCGATTGCAGGCAGGGCCGACAGGGCGAGGGAAGCCCAACCGGCCGGACCGAGCGAGGCGAAGAAGCCTTTCACGGCGGTCCCAGCGGCCGCCATAGCCCCGGAGACGGCCGAAATACCTGTCCCCATGGCTCGGGTAGCCGCGGTGGATGCAGAGGCCGCAGAGGTGGCTACGCTGCGCGCTGCTCCCAAGCTCTCCTGAGCGGCGGTCTCGGCCTTGATGGCTGTCGTAGCGGCGTTGTGAGCAGCAGCCTCGGAAGCAGTAGCGCCTGACGACATGGCCGATGTACCTGCGGTGCTACCGGTTAGCCTCTGTTGGGCAACCTCCGCCTGAGCGGCCTTCACGCGGGCGTACAGAGCGGGCTGCTCGGACAGGGCCGCGTTGGCCTGCTGGACGGCCTTGGCAATGTTGCTCCAGGACAACTGCCCAGAGAGACCTGCTTCGACCATGTTCTTGCGGACCTGCATCATCGAGGAGGCGACCGACAGGACGCCCGCCTGGAGGAGCTTGGCGCCGGTCTGGAGAGCGATGAAGATCGTCACACCCCCGGCGAATGCCGCAATGACTCGGCCAACCGGGGTCTCACCCAGACTCGACAGGGCGTTGGCGAGCGCCTGGACACCGTCAAGGATCAGCTTCAGCGGAGCCAGGAACGGCTCGCCGAAGGAGGCCATCATGTTCTCCAGCGCGTTCTTGGTCTGCGCGATGGTCTCGGTCATAGTGGCGTTAAGTTTCTCCATGGACTGCTCAAGGAAGCCGGTGTTCGACCCGGCCTCCGCGGAGTTGTCCATGGTCTCCTTGAGCAGGTCGAAGTTCACGGCGAGGCGCTTCACGAGCTCAATGTCGCGAGTGGACTTCAGACCAATATCGGAGAGCATCTGGGTCATCTCCACGCCGTTCCCGGCTTTGGAGATGGACTCGATGAGTTGGTTGAAGAACTTCGAAGGGTCGTTTTTCCAGAGCTCCAGGGCCTCCTCGTTGGAGATGTGCATCTGCTGGGCGAAGTCTGCCATGCCCTCAGCGCCCTGGGCGGCGGCCTTGTTGAAGTTCCCGAAGATGCGCTGGAGCGAACCACGGGCCCACTCGGCCTTCACACCGACAGAGGTCAGGGCCGTGGCGTAAGCGAGGGTGGCATCCTGCCCGATGCCCGCCGACACGGTGGTGGTCGAGATGCTGTTCGCCATCGTGAGGATCTCATCCTCAGTGGCAACTGCCTTCGCACCGAGCTCGGCGACCTGCGAAGCCATCTGCTCGTATGCTTTATCGCCTCCATTCAGCGCCATACCGGCCTGGCTGAACGTATTGATCAGCCGGCCGAAATCTTCGGAGGCCTTCTCTGTCGTGGTGCCAGTCACCATGGAGAACTCCGCGACAGCGCGGGTGAAGTCCCCGAGCTTCTCCGCCGGGATGTTCATCTGCGCACCGAGCGTGCCGATCTGCGAAAGCTCGGAGAACGACTTGCTGATGTCAGTGGACATCTGCCGGTACTGGTCTCGGAGGGCCTGGAGCGCCCCGCTGGTCTGATCCAACTGGGTCGTACGGGCGATGTCAGCGAAGGCTCGGTCCTGGTCGGCAGCGGCCTTGACGACAGAGGTGGCAAGAGCCGTCACACCAGCAGCCAGAACCGTCAGGTTGTTGCGGACCTCCTGCGAAGCGAACCGCATGTTCTCCAACGAGTGGATGTGCGCGGTGTTCGCCTGCACGGCCTCATGAGCAGCGGCGACAGAGGCTCGAAGGGCTGCTGCCCGGTCCTGCTCGGCAGCGGCCTCCAGCTTCGCAGCGGCCCGGCCGGTGTCCACGGCGGCCTGATTGGTCTGGATCGCGGACTGGTTCGCGGCCTTGCGGTACTGCGCAGCGTAGGCCTTGTCGGTGACGTCTGCGAGTTTCTGCTCCGCATCGATGACCCGCTGGAGAGCAGCGACACGCTCGGAGGCCCCAGCGGTCGTAGCGGCGGTGGCCTTCTGCTCGGTGACGGCCTGCTCCAGGGCGGCCTCACGAGCCTGCTTGCGGACCTCATTGAGCTGGCGCTGAGCCTCGATCTCCGTCTTGGAACGTCCGCCCAGATTGCTGTCGATGCCGGAGTTCTTCGACATGCCACTCATGTCGGTGCCGAGCTGCTTGGCGACACGGGCCATACGCTCGTAGAGGGCGACCTGCTCCTTGAGTGCGGAGACCTGCTTGCTGTCGGCGATAGTGGCGTTGTTGAGGGCCTGCGACATGCCCTCAATGGCGCTCGTGGTGGCCTTGATGGTCGAGGAGACGTCGGTCCGTCCAAGGGCCTGAGAAGCGGCGGTCAGGTCCTTGGTGAGTTTGGCGGCCTGCTGGTAGACCTGGATGTTGGTGGACATCGCCTTCGCGTCGGACGAAGACATGATGTTCTTGTCCATCCAGGAACCGCCACGACTCGCCTGTGTGAGCGACTTCATGGCGGCACCCATGGCGCCGACCGCATTCACGGCCTGGGCGGCGGAGGACTGGATTTTAGAGGAGCCTTGGATGAAACCGGAGGCGTCGAGTTCAACCTCGTACGAGAGCTTCGACTGATCGGCCACTGTCGTCCCCTTAATAGAAAACCCGGATTGATACCACCAAGAATATCAATCCGGGTTTCATAGCCCGCGTCAGGTCGGGACGGAAGCCATGGCCTCCCATGGAGTCGGCAGTGGCTCGAACTCGCCGGTCTCATCGTAGGAGACTCCAACAGGAACAGCGATCTTAGTCACACCAGGCTGCTTCCGCTCCTTACGGCGCTCCCTGTCCGCCTCATCCTTCTCCAAGGTCTCGCATCCGTAGCAGATGGTGTCCTGGATGTCGAACTGAACCCTGTTGTCAGTGGTCCGTCCGTACCAGACCGGGGTTCCGCACTTAGGGCAGCAGGAGTCGGTGTAGTACTGCCAGGCCATCTCCAGGCGGACGTCGAGCTCGTTCCTGAAGTCCTGCGGCAGGGGCTCGCGCCTCCAGTCGTTGTCGATCTCGTCCCAGACCGGGACGGACCTGCTGTACCTGCCGACAGAGGGGAGGTAGAGCGTTGGCGGAAGGTGCGAGTGCCAGGCGGTCTTCAGGGCGATGACGAACTTCTGGTTACTCTTCCTCGTCAGTGATGGCCCAACGAAACGTGGGGTCTGCCATCACCTGCTCCAGAGCCGCAGTGGCGACCTGCGTCTTGTCGAAGCCCTCAATGAGCTTGACCCACTCGGCCTCGGGGAGACGCTGACGCATCTTGGCGGCCTCGCGGGAGGTCAGGCCCTTCTTGGACTTACCTCCGGACTTGATGCCGATCACGGAGTGCGACAGGTAGTGCTCATAAGCGATCTGCTGCCGGGTCTCACGGAGCTCGTTGGTCTCGTCGGCGGTGGCGTTCTTCTTGATCGGAACGGTCGCCACGATGTGGTTGCGGATGGCGGAAATCTCAGCGGAGGCCAGAGCACGGAGAGTGAAGACGATGGCGGTCTTCTCCATCTTCTCCAGAATCTCGGCGAGCTCGGTCTCCGGAGTCTTCTCGTTGAGCGCGCGCACCGGCTTCTCGGTGGACTGACGCTCCTCAAGAATCTGCTCCTGGAGCTCCATGGCCCGCTGAGCGAGGGTGGCGTCCGGGTAGACGGTGACCTCCCGCTGAGTCTGCTTCACGTTGTCGAGAAGCCCGTCGAGGTCGAGAAGCTCGTCCTCGGTCTCAGCAGAAGTCAGCTTGTCGTCAGACATCAAACATCCAATCTTTCGATTCGTCAATCGGTCCAGACGAGTATACCAAAAGCCCCGCTCCTTGTGAGAGCGGGGCTTTTGACTCAGAACCCGACGATCAGACGAGGGGCTCGTTGATGACCATGGTGCCCTGGGGAAGGAAGGGGACGGTCATCTGGATGGGCTGCTTGCCCTCACCGACCTCGTCACGCGGGTTGTCGGGCATGACGAGGAACGCGGAAACGAGCTGACCGATCTTGGCGGGCGTGGTGTTCTTGTAGCCGATGCGCTTCACCAGCCAGCCGGTGACGTTGGCGGAGACACCACCCTTCTTGAACAGCTCGAACGCGACAGAGGCGGGAGAGTCCGGGTTGCCCTTGCCGGAAGCCTCGTCGAGGGCCTCACGCAGGAAAGTGAGAGAGGCCTCGTAGGCGTCACGGGTCGGAGTGTTGGACGCGGCGGAATCGCAGATGGTCGTGGTGTCGTCCGTCTCCGAGTCGGTCGGGTTCAGGGTGAAGCCCGAGACGACAGCGCAGGAGATGTCCTTGGCCTTCGCCGGAGTGCCACCACCACCACCAGCAGGGGTGGAGTTGTAGAGCGCGGCCTTGACGACATCCTTGACCGTCGGGGCGTCCGCGATCGGGACCCACCAGATCGTGGTCCCCGGAGGCATCATCTTCTTAACGGCAGCCTGTGCCATGATCAGTCGTCCTTCCTATGACGAGGAACATAATTGCTGTGCGGGGCGCCATCGCCGAGATGAACAACCTCGCCGTTGACGATCCAACCAGTGCCCCCGCAGCATTCCCGGGGCGACACAGGGGTGTCGTCGGGGACACGAGTCAAGCGGCCATCGGTGTTAATCGCATTAGCGTAGTCCTCGGTGTACTCGAAGACCACACCTTCAACGGTCGCGTACTTTGGCATCACACACTCCTGTCCACCGTCACCTGGAAGGTGACGTAAGAAGTGTATCGAACCGGCCTTACGGTACTATCCGTGTTCCCATACGAGTTGAGCGCCCCGGTCTCGAAGGCCTCGCTCGTGCCCGGGATCTGGAAACCCAGCAACCGCCTGCGAACAGCAGCGAGCAGATGGTTCCGGGCCTTGGGCGACACGGAGGAGATGAGCACGCCGAACTGGTGAATCACAGCAGCCTGTGTCACACCAACGATCGAACCGTACTTCCTCATGGCACCGGGCGTCACGTCCCCTGGCATATAGACGACGTAGTCCTTGCCGTCGTTGTCGCCATCGGGTCGGAGCGAGTCGAAGACCCGCACACCCTTGAGGGTTTCCAGCTCCTTCATGGCGGCCTCGTCGAACTTCTCAACGGTGGCGCCCTCGAAAGGTTCAAGCATCAGAATCCGGCCTCCTTCATCGCCTGGTCAGTGGCTGTGCGCGCGGACTGGAGGGCAAGCATCCCGCGGAGCTTCGAGGTGCCCTCCTCCTGGTAGCCGATATACTTCTCGTCAGCGTCTGTGAATCCGACAGAGGCGGAGAACTTCCCACCCGAGACGTTTCTCACATTTACACGGTAACCGGTGCCATCCCCGGCGGTCGAGCGCATGTGCCCGGTCCACACACGGGCGTCCGTGGAGGGGTCATGCTTGTAGGGCATCCCCGCACCCGAGGTATCCACCGTCCTGATGACGACATCGCCTCCGACCTTCGCGGCGGCCTCAGTGGCACGGAACGCGTCAGCGATAACCTTCTCCTGGAACCGACTTAGCCCGCTCGTAACCTGGTTGAAGTCTTGTGACTTTCGTCTCAAGGAGGCTCGAACGAGATCCATCAGTGCGTCCCGCCTTTGGAGTCATCCACGTCGATGTCACACAGCAGGGTCGGCTGCCAATAGTCGGAGTCCGACGGAGCGTTGCGCACGACAAGGCGCAGACCCACATTCCGCGGGTCAGAGTTGTTCTCGATCACACGGACGATCTGTCCGTAACCGGGCACGAACCGCAGCGACCTGTCGCCCCACTTCTCCTTGGGCACGAGCAGGTTCTTGTCGATGTGGTTTAGATGCACGTAGTAGGCGTGGACCGCGGTGTCGTCATAGGCCGACCTACGGTCGCGGGCCCGCCAGGCGATGTTCGGGTTGACCGCCGCGTAACCCTTCCAGAGCTCCTTCGGAGGGATATCGACAGGGCCGTCCTCTGTCCACTCGTGACTCTTCGTGCCTGGGGGCTCCGTGACGACCACGAGACAGTTGCAGAACAGGCCCAGCGGCCAGTACGCCCCCGAGTCGAAGCGGGGGTCCTTGTTGTGCAGAACGTTCAGTGCCATGCCCAGTCCCCCCCAGGGGGAACGACACCGGGGATGAAGTCGAAACCCACGTCATTGAGCTCGGCCTCCTTGGCCTCGTCCCACAGCCTCTTGGCCTGCGCCCGAAGCTCAGCACCCAGTGTCGCACCGTTGGTGGACTTGTTGTCAGTGGAGATGACCTTGAGGATCAGTGTCTCGGATGTGGCGATCGCCATGAGCGCCCGCGAGGCGGCCTTCTTGACGTTGCCGCCCTCGATGGCGAGGAAGCCGAAGAGCTCCATGTCGCTGAAGATGTAGGACGGCGGCTTCCGCAAGTCCTTTGGATCCTCCAACTTGACAATGTCAGGGATCAGCAGGCGCACCTGATTGACCGGCTGGCTGTAGTCCAGGGACGCCATGGTGTCTCCTTCTGTCAACGCTTTTACAGTAGTTTACAGCGGAACCCCGCCCCTTTGACAGGAGCGGGGTTCCGAGGGACCGCGATTAGGGATGTCGCGTGGATCAGACGACGCCCTTACCGGTGCTGGCCACGATCCCCTCAACATTGAGGACCCCGGCACCGGTGGTGAGGCGGACACGAGCCTGAGCGTCGTCGTTGTCGAACGAGCCAGCGGTGTAGGGAACCTCGCCGCCGCCCAGGTACAGGCCACCAGCGTTCTTCACACGCAGCTCAGGCTTGTCGTAGCCGCGGAGCGCGGTGCGGACGATGGTGCGCTTGGCCGAGGTACGACCACCAGCAGGGGCCAGGACCCAGTTGGTGCCGCCCTGCGCGGCGCCACCCAGGATGGCGACCAGGTCGGAGACGACAACCTTGACCTTGGCGGTCAGGCCGTTCTCCTCGATGAACTTCATCTGGTCACCGGCCTTCTGCCCGGCGACAACGCGCTCGACAGTGCGGGTGTTGACGACCATATTCGCCAGGTTCTCCAGAGCCGGGGGAACCAGGAGGACATAGGACGGAACGGTGACGTACCGGCCATCGACCTTGGTCTCCGCAACCTGCTGCATGGCGGCCTTGATGGCATCGTACGACAAGGGGGCGTTCTTCGGAACGTTGTTGTTGATCAGAACGCCGTCGGCCGCACGGGCCTTCAGGACGGTGCCCAGCGAGTCGGAGATCACACCGGAGTTGAAGCCCGGAGTGCTCGGGTCGAGGGAGAACAGCGCGCCGTAGCAGGCGGCGTCAACGGTACGAGCGGCCAGCTTGGCGGCGTCCGAGGGGAACCGCTCGATCAGACCATAGTCGTCGTTGATGAAGGCCTCCCAGGAGAACTGGAGACGAGCACCGTGCTTGGCGGTGTCGATCCAGCGCCCCGAGGCCTTGTAGCCGAAGGTCGGGTACGGGGTGAGCTCCGGAATCTTCGGCAGGGTGCCGGCCGGAGCCACGAAGCCGCCGTTGTCCCGCAGGAGGGTGGCGTCGATGTCGTGGTCGAGCGACAGGAGCTGCACCGGGCGGAAGTCGTTCAGCAGCTCCTCGCTGGCGAACTCCTTCCAGGTCTCCTCCTGGTCCTTGTAGGCGTCCTCGAAGGCGGGCTGCACGGCCTGGGTGAACCAGGGAGCGAGCATGTCCGAAGTGACGGCCTCACGGAAGGTGCCGCGGTCGCGCGAGGAGTCAGCCTCCAGGATCGCGTTCTTCAGCTGGCCCTGAGCCGCCCGGTCACCACCGATAGCGGACTCAAGAGTCTTGGCGAACTCAGTGTAAGAAGTGAACATTTTGCCCCATCATTCCTTTCAGCGAGCGAGGATGACGGGAACCGTCTGGGCACCCGTACCAGTGATCTTGGAGTAGGCGTAGCCGACGAGCCCAGCGGTGCCGGAGACCCTGTCGTTGGTGAGCTCCATCCTGCCGTTGGCAGCGGGCTTCGCGTAAATCAGGGCACCCGGCTCGACACCGGCCCCGGTCAGGGTCACCTGAAGTTTGAAGACGCCACCGGAGATGCGGACCGAGGCGTAGCCGGGGCCGTTGTTGCCCCAGGTCGGCTTGGTCAGCGGGTTCCACAGCGGGTCCTGGCCGAGCTTGGCCTGGTCCTGAGCGGACGGGGCGACCTCAGTCACAAGAACGCCGAGCAGGCCACCAACCTGGACGACGTCACCGATGTGGCTCTTGCTGTACTTCGACAGGTCCACGGGGAGAGACAGGGTGTCGGAGTACTCGAAGACCTGGATGTCAGAAATCTTCTTGGCCCCGAAGCTGTTTACCTGAGTCATAGTGATCTCCTTACCTCACTTGAAGTTCTTGATCTTGTAAGGCTCGGAGGACGACTCACGAATCTCCCCGGCCGTGGATGCCCTGACCGACGTCAGGTAGTGCTGCTCGGCCGAGATGGCCTCCTTCAGCTCAGTGCCGGACTCGACAGCGTCGATGACCCGCTTCTGGGCGACGGAGGGCAGACCGGAGTCGAGCAGGCGGGTGGCGATGACGAAGGCCTCAGCAGCGGACTCCTTGCGGGCCTTGCGCTTCTTCTCGTCCTCGTCATCCTCGGGCTTCTTCTCGCTCGAAGCGGCGGGCGGCTTGTCGTCGGTCTTCTCACCGGGCGCCTCGGGCTTGCGCTCGGGGGTCGGCTCGGGGGCCTCGGGCTTGTCCGCGGGCTCCTCGGGCTTCCGCTCAGGGTCCTCGCCCGGGGCCTCGCCGGCGGGAGCCTCAGGGGCGACCGGCTGCTCTCCCGGAAGATTGTCCTTGGCGAGAAGCTCAAGAAGCGGGGCGAGAGCCTCGGTCACCGCAGTGGCGATGGCCTGACGGATCGTCTCCTCGTTCATATGGTTCTCCTCATCGGAACTGACGCGCTGGGATTCCAGCACCTCCAGCAAAGCGCCACCTGCGCCCGCCTTCGTTACGAAGTCTACAGAAGTGACTCCATCGAATACCGGTACAATGCCGTCGGCGTCCAAACCGTTCTCCGACCAGGCATTGATCGACACTCCGATGTCCTGCCACTTCTCACGGATGATGTCATTGAAGGACGGATACACCTCACACTCCGCGTATAGTGCTCCATCGAGACCGACAACGGCGTCGGTCACCAGCCGCCCCGCGAGGTCCTTTACGGATCGCTCGGGGCGGTTCACATCCTCATCCTTCGACGGGTGATCCATGAACATCTGTGTCCCGGCGGGGAAGTGCCCGACAGAGGCGGCGAGGTTGGCCTCCGAGTAGGTGCCGCTGGAGCCCTGCCCCGGACAGATGATTCGGATGCGGTACCGACCGGGCTTCTCCCCGGACAATACGTCCGGAGTGGCCGCCTCCAGCAGAGCGGTCACCCCTCCGTGGAAAGCGGACCTGTACTCCGTGCGCATTTCAGAAACTCCTTTTCAATCAGGCGAGTGTCTCGCCACCAGCCTCGTCACGGTTGGCATTAGTGCCGTCCGACATGGCGCCCACACCGGTGCGAGAGTTGCTCTTCTTGGCGACACTGTCCTGCACGGCGTTAGGGTCGGCCAAGCTCTTCGCAGCGAGGATCTCCTCCGACACGGGGAGGTCGTTGATCGGTCGGGCGTTGATCGGCTGGAGCCTGTCGAGGAAGAGGCTGCGCGCCTCAGTCTTGTGAAGGATTCCGTTCTGAAGACCAAGGGTGACGACCTGACCCCAGCGCTGAATGAGCTCGTTCGACAGGGGCGCGAGCTCGACCTCGACCTTCCGGCCGAGAGCCAGGAAGATCTTCTGAATGAGGCTCTTGTGAATCTGCCTGCGGAACTCGAAAGCCTTGAAGGTGGGGTCCTCCAGAGCCGTCTCAGCACCCTGTCGTCCACCGGCTGAGCCATCCGTGAGGAGGACCGACAGGGGGACGTCGAGTGCACTGGCGACCATGGAGGCGAGCGGGGTACCGGCCCCGAAGTCAATGCCCGCCCCGGCCTTGGAAACAGCAGTGAACTCCTGGCCCGCACCGAGCGAGGCGAGTCCGCCGATGCCCTGAGCGTTCGACATCTGCTGAATGACGGCCTGCTGCTGCTTGGCCGTGGCTGATGTGACTTTGAACGCAATTCTGGCCAGGGCCTTGGTCATAACGTGGCTGGCCTCAAGGAACTCCTTGTAGGCCTGCGCCCAGTACACGGCGCCCATGAGCTCGGGCTTGCCCCACTGCTCGCCGATCTGCCGGTTGACCATCTCGTAGACGACCCGGTCGTCGTGGACGGTCCTGTAGCCCTTCTCGTCCTTAACGGGAGCCCAGTCCTTGCCATTGACGACGTGCCACTCGGGCTTGCGTCGCTCCTGCTCCGCTGTGGAGAGGGTGTCCGACACGGGTACGGGATCGATCAGGAAGGCGAAGATATCGGCCTCATCAGTGGCGTCCAGGGCCCGGGCAATGCCACGGATACGCGACAGGGGTACGGGTGCCACTCGCTTATCGGTCCGACGAACGGTGTAGAGCACGATGCCGTCGGTGCAGAAGGCCGCCTCGTCCCGGGCACGAGCCGTGCGGGAGAGGACGGTGTCGTAGAGCGCCGCGGTCTCGGGCGTCTTGATCCCAGAAATGCGAGGAATCTCACTCCACATATAAGCATTGCGGATGCCGATGCCGCGCTTGACGAGCGGGTTGTAGGCCGCGAGCCTGCGAGCTCTCAGCGAGTGCTCCTTGATGACAGTGAGGGATACCACATCGGAAGTGGCGTCCTCATCGCCCCAGCGGGACCAGCCGATGTCCTCCCGGTTGAGGGATGCGACAGCCCCGCGGGTGACCGCGGCGTACGCCTTGGACGCCTCGGTCAGTCGGGCCTGGACGCGCTGGGTGGACCCGCCAATCTGAAATGTGCCAAATTTCACAGTTCAACTCCTCAGGCTGGGGCGAAGGTCCACTCCTCGTTACCCCACTCGTCTATAGGCGAGTACTCGGAATCCGTACTCTCCATTAGGGTATCAGCCTCGATGAGAGAGTCAGTCCCATCTGTTAGAAGGTTGCTCGGCATCGCCGCGTAACAGATCGAGTCCAGGACGTCAGGCGACGGCTCACCCTTCCTCTTCAGCTCGTCCTTTCCGCGGATCAGGAGCTTGGTCCCCCTGTATTCGTAGAGGATCGAACGGAACTCATCGAAGAGCCCCTCAGTCTTCTCACCGGCGGCCTCATCAGGCGGAACCGACAACTCGCCGACATTGATGGCCTGAGCGACGGAATCGTACATCGCCGCGCGGAAGTTGTACCACTTCAAGTTGTCCGGCGAGGCTGCATTACCGACGATCCAGTAGACCGGAATCTCCTCGGGCACGTGGTTGTCGATGACAGCCTGGACACCTCGACCGACACCCACGGCGTCGATGCGAATGTCCACATCGAGACCCTCCGCCCTCAGGCGTTTGGCGTGCTGCCCGATGAGTCTGGAGAGCCTGTTCCCGTCATAGCCCTTCACCCGCTCGACGACCTCGACATGGCCGTCCTGGCAGGTGGAGATCACGCTGAAGTCACCAGTGGTGGACAGACCGACGTCAACACCGATGTGGATCGGAGCGGTCGTGTTCCACTCGTCATCCACCCACTCGTTCATGGACTGAAGCACCCGGCCAAGGTTGAACAGGCCATCATCACCGATGTCGGGGAACCTGGCGAGGACCTTCGACACGTACCGAGGATCGTCCTTGCCCCACCGGCGCTCAGCGTCATCGACCCACTCCTTCTGGAGCAGGTTGTCCTGGGCCTTCTCGGGAACCTCTTCCCCGGTGAAGTTCGGCGTGTCGAAGGCCGAGATAGTGATGAGGTTCCACTTTCGCTCCGACGGGGGCAACTTCGACTCGTCTCGCCAGATCTTCGCCATGTACGAGTTCGGATCGTCCGGGTTCGCGATGGCAAGGATGCGGGCGTGCTTGTTCGTGGTGATGGTCTCGACAGAGGTGAAGATGTTCTCCGCCACTCCGCCGGCCTCATCGACAACGGCGAGGACATAGGTGGAGTGGAAGCCCTGGAAGGTGGACTCATCGTAGTCCGCGGGCTTGCGCCCGAACGCGGTGGCGGTCTTGAACCCAGGGAAGGTCCACTCCGCCTTACCGGTGATCCGGCCGGGCATATTGGCCTTACCCTGGAGGTCCTCGACATATGACCACATGACGTTCTTCACCTGGTTCCACGAGGGCGCTGTGGTGATCACGCGGGTCTCCGTCGGATCATGCGGGTGCGCGTCGAGCCACCACCCGATAGCCCGAGAAGCGAGGAAAGTCTTACCCGAGGCGTGACAAGACGCGACAAGAGTGCGCTTATTAGTCTGCAAAGAGTGAAGAACTTCACGCTGCTTAGACCACAAATGATCCCCGAGCCGGTCCTGCGCCCAGAGAACAGGATCCTCTCGCATTGCCCGCTCATGAGAGCGCGTGCCGAACTGATCTGCGACAGCCCGGAAGTCTATCTTCTCCGCCATCGGTCCTCCTTCGAGACAAGTCTATAAAAACAGGATCGCCCATCTGGCGGAACCGAAAACACCAGATGGGCGAGAGCCGAAAGGCTAAACGCTCCAGGGGCCGCCGAAGCGGGTCGCAACCCCCTGCCTGCATGGATAATAGTAGCACACCTTAGAGGCCTGTTGACTCTTCAGAGTATGCTGTTGCTCACACTCAGATGGTCATATCGGCCTTGGGCTCCTCCAGGATGCTGGCCGAGCTGGATGTAGCATCAGCGAGCCACTCCTCCCGGTGCGCTTCGAGCTGCTTCTGCCCCCGTTTTGTAAGAAGGGGGAACAAATGCTGCTCCATGTTGTTCTGAACAGACTCGACAAAGGCGACGATGATCGGAATCTGCTGCTGCTGGATCAGTTTGATCTCTGCCTCGACCTTCGTCTTCTTCAGACCAGCGAGGTCACTAACGGCCTCGATGGTCGCCAGAGCCGTCTTGACGTTGTCCGGGTTGGTCGCCAGGGGATTCTCGACAACGGAATCCCAGAGTGCGTCCAGGAGCTTCTCAAGACGGGTGAGCTGCTTCATGAGCTGGGCGTGCTCGGAGAGCGACTCCTGACTGGAGTAGTAATCCTCCTCGATGCGGAAGACCTCAGCCTCGGAGAGCTGAAACCTCTCCGCCACCTCGCTGCGAGGCTTGCCTCTCAGAAGGGCCCGAATGACCAGGCTCTTCCTCTGGAGATCAATGGCCTTCTGCTCTTCTGTGGTTCTTTTCATTGAGAATTCCTATCACTCGCCACTGGGAGCCGAAAACATAACAGGCCCAGAAGCCCAGCAGCTCCTCGACCGACTCGGCCCCCAACCCTCTGCCGTAAGCGTACGACAAGGCGCTGAGGGCCGGAACCGAACGTCCCTTCATCAGTCGTCCAAATCCAGAAGGAGCTTCATCTGCTCGGACTCGTCGGAGACCTCCTTGAGGAACGCAGCGAAAATGGCCTCATCGCGCAACCCCTTCACCTCCGACCCGACGAAGTATCCGAGTCCACCCGACAGGACGCACGCGGCGAGAACTGAGAGAGTCCACAACATCATTGATCGTCCCCGTACTCGTCCGCGATCATGACGAACGCCACTATCATGAGGAAACCCACAACAAAAATCACTCGTACCAGAGCTCCCACCGCTTGGCCTTCTTGTCCTGAACCTCAAAAGTCAGCAGGGCCGGATCAGTGGCATCACCCGTGCGGTTCGTGAACCATGAGGAGCCATTGTCCGCCGTCGGGCAGCCGATGATGAACTTGTTGTCCCCCACGAGCGACACGCCGAAGTTGTGGAAGTGCCCGTGGACCAGGATCGAGGCCTCATGAAGGCCACTCCTGTGCCCAAAAGCGAGGTCCCTGAACCAGGACGGAATCTTCGCCTGGGAGCCAGCCAGATGGCCGTGTGTGAAGCCCACAGCGGTCCCATCGGCAGTCTCCACCGTGACAGCCTCCTCCCACTTCTGGGGCTTGGCGAAGTTCACGTGACTGAACGGCTCCCGGCCCGACATGATCGCCTGGATGGTGTCCGCGATCAGGAGCCCGAAGTCATCGTCTGGTGAGTTGGCCCGGTTGTCGTTGCCCTTGCCCGTTCGCACGGCGCAGTGGTTTGAGGGGATCGACACATACGTCATCCGAGTACACAACGGAGCCAGCATCGCGACCGCCTCAGCCATCAGGCGCTGGGCGACACGAATCTGATCCGTGAGCGACAGGTCGTTGGTCTGCTGCTGCGAGGTGACGTTCCAGAATCCCTCACAGACGTCCCCGACATCGGCGATGATGATCTCCTCATAAGAACCCTCGGCCTGAATCCACTCGGTGATCCGCTTGAGGGTGGTCATGACCCGATTCACGGTCTCCTGCGTCCCGCCGAGACTATCCGTCTTACCCACCTGGAAGTCCGACAGGCAAACAACCAGTGTCCTCGGCTTGGCAGCGTCCACCTTGGGCGCCACTGCAAGGACGGCCCGGTCGAAGACCTTCTCCAGCTCCTCGTAGGAGGCCTCACGGACATCCTCAGCTACTGCGACAGCGGGGTTGTAGGTGACGCGCTCGTAGGAGCCATCCTCCAGCCTGATGGTCCGCCTGCGCTGCGTGATGGCGTTGACCGGGATGTCGAAGAACTCGTCCCTGTCCCGCTCGACAGGGAGCCTGAGCGCCTTCTGGAGCGCCTGCTTGTGCCGCCTGATGGTGGTCTCGTGGACGTCGAACATCCGACCCAGCGCAACGTTCGACATGCGCTCCCTGCGAGGCTTCTGCGCCTCCTCCAGGATGGCCCTGTCGATCTTCTCGTTCAGGTCGTCCTCCAGGTTGCGCGCCATCAGTCATCCTCCTCGCCGGAGGCCTGCTTGAAGAGGTTGACGAACCTGCTGTAGTCCTTCGACAGGAAGAGCGCCTCATCGACCTCGGTGCCCCTCAGCGCAGGCTTCGTGGGAACCTTCTCCGACGTGAGTTTGGCCTCCTGGTCCTTCTTCGGCTTCTGACGCCTCCTCGGCCTGGGGACGGGCTCCCCATCTTCATCAGGCTCGACATCCGCAGGGCTCAGGATGATGCTAATGGCCGTCCGGAGCACGTCGTCGATGCTGATGTCGAACCCCGGAGTGCTGACAATGCGGATGAGATCGATCAGCGTGACCTTCCCCGAGCGGAAGTGATTGTGAATTGTCTGCTGGGCTTTGAACCCGAAGACCTGCGGGTACTGGGCCTGGATGACCCCTTCGCGCCTGATGCGCTTCCTGAGGAGCTCCGCGGCGTACTTGGCTCGTTCGACAACGAGCTCGTCCTCCCTGTACCGCGCGCGCTCGGCCCGCTGGTCCTTCCCCGCTACGAATGGCATATCGGTTCCTCTCCAAGGTTGTGATGGTTCTGATCCGGTTGCCCGGATGTCGCAGATAGAACTGTACCACATACGGTGCGACAGGTGCCGACAGGGCCGAGAGACTTCTGTGCTCTTGCACACACTCTAGGGCTTATTCTGACCGCTCGGTTGAATACATGATGTGAATGTCAAGTTTTCTTGACATATAGAAAATTACCTTTGTTCATTTTCAGGAGTCAAAGACCAAAACCTGAAATTTTAGGACTCAAGTCCCGAAAATCTCATTTTTGTAGCACTCATTGTATTCAACCGATCGGTCGGCCGAGGATGAGCCCGACAGGGGCTTTTGATTGGAACGACGAGGAGAAGTCGAGGTTGACGAAACAAAAGTAGGTACGTACCTACATTACTCTCGAATTCTCTTCGTAGTATATAATATATATATGTATATAGTATATATTTAGTATATAATATTTAGGGAGTTTAGTATAATTTTTTATGTGAAGTTCTGTGTTGTGGGTATAGATTACTGTACGGAGTTCATATTTTTCTATGCAGGGTGTATAAAAGCGAATTCGGGGTTTCCTGCGCGCGCACGTACGCGCGTACACGTAGGGGCGCACGTGACTCGCAACACGTTGCCCCTGTCGGAGAGCCGTGCTAGGGTTGCACCTGTCGGTCAACCGGATGTCGCCATCACCCGACCGACGCCAGACTTCGACACCGAGAGGAACCACCAAATGGCACGCAAGGTCCGTCCCGTCCACTGCTGGGGCATCGTGAAGCGGGACTTCATCGAGATCAAGGGGCTCGGCGACTGCCGGGTCCTGTCGGACCCCCGGTACTCGTGCGAGAGCCTCGACATCATCCAGTTCTGGGTCATGACTCCTACCTACAAGCCCTTCATCATCGCCATGTCGGAGGACTCGTACCTCAACGTCGTCGAGTTCATCGATGACGAGGATGAGGAGTTCACTGAGGAGATCGAGCGCGTCATGATGTGCGAGCTCCGCAGGGGCGACAAGTTCTACTTCGGCCAGCGCAAGCACACATTCTTTTACATGAACCTCGACCGGACCGCCGCCATCAAGACCGCGGGCGGCCGGAGGATGGACCTGAGGGTCAGCCCCTTCAAGGTCGTCAGGCGCGCCCGGAAGGTCCGCAAGACCAAGCCCCTGTCGTTCACGGAGTTCGCCCTGTCGTCATATGAGAAGGCCCTCAGCAGGCTCGCCAAGGCCGTTTCGCGGCTCCAGTTGGATCCCGCCCGTGTCGAGGTCCAGAAGCCTGCCAAGGAGGCTGAGAACACCTCTCCAGTCATCACTGCGAAGGACGTCCCCTCCCCCGCCCCTGTCGCCTCGAAGAACGAGACCTGCGCCTGCAAGAACGACAAGGACTGCGACCGCTCGTACTGCGTCGAACGGGAACCCACCACTCTCGACAACGCGCTGACGTGCCACACCATCGACCATGTACTAACCTGCTCCGACGTCATCGCAGAGCTCGAAGAGGTCCGGCAGCACGAGGGCGATCTGCCCGTGTCGATCGTGAGTCCGGAGGATGGCTTCCGTCGCGTCAATGTCAGTGGTTCGATGCTTGAAGACCTTTACGAGCACGGCGAAACTTATTGGGGTTCCCGGACCTGGGACACGCAGCCCCGATCCGGAAGCCCCGCTGAGAGCGAGCTCGTCGTTAGCCTCTGGTGATCAGCACTGGCGCTGGAGAACACCCTTGACACCAGCCACGATCGCGGAGCGCATGCCCTTCCTGGCGGCTATGACGTACTGGGTCTGATCGTCAAGGATGTGAGCGACCACGGGCTTGTTCGAGGCCCGTAGGTCGTTCACCACATTCTCCGACGCGTCCCACTGCATCGACAGGAAGTCCAACGGCCCTGTCGAGCTCTTGAAGGTCTCGTACCAAGGCTCTGTGGTGTTCGACGTGTAGGCGTAGCCCCAGGCCCCGCAGCCCTCGGCCTTCGCCTGCTCGAACAGCCAGTTCGAATCGCCGTAGTACTTAATAACGATCTGCGCAGGAGTTACGTTCCTGTCGGTGATGTACTTCAGGAGTCGCTTCCACTCACCCGCCCGGAACTTCGGGTCGATGATCAGGCAGTGGGTCTGCCCGTACCTGTCGAGCAACCAGTCCAGACGCGCCGGGATCTTGTTCGCCGGCAGGGCGGCCTTGATCTCCTCCCACGTCATGGTGTGCGGGTCGGTAGCGGGGCCGCCCAGCGACTCGAAGGTCCTGTTGTGCAGGCCGAACCACACACCATCCTTCGACTCGTTGCAGGAGAACTCCAGAGCATCCACGCCGAACGACACGGACTGCGTGTAGGCGTTCTCGGTGTGCTCCACCCAAGACCTGCTGCCGCCCCTGTGAGCCACGAAGAACCCATCCGTGTTCTCCCCGCCGTTCTGAGCGCTCCTGTCCCTGTCGATGAGCTCCTGCCAGGTCGCCAGACCCCTCGGCATCGCAGCCATCGACAGGGTGCCCTGCTCCTGGCCGTTATCCCCAACCACAGTCAGCGCCGCGTACTGGTCCCTGTGCGTGTCGTCCTCGCCGACGACGTACCAGTTCTTGTGCTTCTCCGCAGTGGGTGGCGTCGGGTCGAGCCCCTCGGCCGTGAACGCCCATGTCGCCACGCAGGTCTGGATCGACGCATCCGTGAAGGCATAGTCCTTGTCGGCCCAGCCCACCAGGATCGAGCTCGACGAGTTCGGGGCGGCCTGCACCGTCTTCTGCCCGTCATCGATCGTCTGGATGGCACCCTCGAACGGTCTGGCGTGGTCTCCACTCGTGTAGTGCTGGAGCGACACGACCAGGTGCGGCTTGTTCTGCTTGGCAACTGCCGTCTTGATCTGGTTGCTATTCAGCGTGTTGATCGTCACGCCATCAGAGAAGTTGAAAGTCTTCACTGTCCTGCCGTCGAGCACCAGAACGGTGGCGAGCTGACGGCCGGTGTAGGAGGATCGGGGGTCCCCGAGCGCGAGCGGCCGCGAGAACTCCTCGACATCATCGACCTTCTTCACCCACACGCCCAGGCTCCGGCTGGCAGCCCCGGTTGCCTGATTACCGTGCCAGCCCGAGTTCGGGGCGGTGATGAATGCAGGAACACCCTGGCTGCCGAACTGGCCGCCCTGGATTA